TGATAAACCAGACGGAACGAAAGGAAAATCTTTTACATCTAAAAATGGTGTGCCTTGTTTAGTGTATTGGGATTTGGATAATGACGGCTGGAGGATGGCTGTCGGAGAGGCGAGGGTCAGAACATGAGCGAAACTATTGCAAGACTTCTTATGGTCTTAATCGGTTTTGTTGTTGCAATGCTTGGCATAATTTATGCCATGCATAGCAATGATTTATATCTCGGTATATTAATCGCAAGTGGAGGAATTGGCTCAATGTTGGTGGGGTTACCATCATGAGTTATTTTTGGTGTCATGGTCCTGAGTGTCATACAAGGGTAACTCAGGACCGAGTAAGAGGGACTAAAGGCTCTAAGGTTTTAAGAACCAGAAAAATAAAACAACATACTGACAATGATTATTATAACGTGAATAATGCTTGGAATTATTTTTGTAGTCAAAGTTGCAAAGAGGATTTCTGGAACGAGCATGGCAATGCAATCAGACAGATTGCACCACGTACCGAGCCTCTTGAAACAAGAATCGATGACCCTAAAAAAGAAACGATTGAACAATCATGGGGGAACTACACACGGACGGTAATAAACAAGGTTGACAGCGCGAGTTAATTGTGATATAATCCCACACATAAACAGAAAGGAAAATATGCCGTTAACAGTTAAGAACCTAGCAGAGACAGTTGATAATCAAGACTATACAAGACGTAATAGATTCACTGGGGAGTCTATTGAACTAACAAAGGAGGAGGCAGAGAAACATGACAAGATATTTTATCATGAGGCTCTTGCTACTTTAGAGGATAAAGAACTAGGCACAGGTGCGAGTAAGCATTGGGGTAAAATGCGAAAGCTTTTGAACTGGTTTATGAAGAATAACGCGAAAGCGTATATGGTGCTTTTGGACTAACATATTTTCCCAGATAGTCAATAGACTATGTGTCCAAAATGGGTCGGCCCTAACGGGCCGACACAACTGGGAGTTGTGTCGCGGCCTGCGGCCGCCAAAGTGGGTCCCAACGGAATCTGCCTTAATTTTGCCACAATTTGCCCCAACCCCCTCACAGCAAAAGGGGTCCCAACAGAAATACCTTTATGCCTAGTTTTAGAGATAGATATGGTATAAAATCGTTTTCACGTTAAACAGAAGTCTAAAAAAATTCTGCAAAAATTTTTATGAAACAAGAAATTATAAATAAATTACCGCCTGACGTTAAGAAAGAGTTTATGAAGTATGCGATTAAACTCGACCAGAAAAAAACTGAAAACAAAGTTAAATCTGATTTTCTTACTTTTGTAAAACATGTTTGGCCTGAATTTATAGAAGGTGATCATCACAAAAAAATTGCAGAAAAATTTAACCGTTTGGCAAACGGCAAATCAAAAAGAATTATTATTAACATGCCACCAAGACATACAAAGTCTGAGTTTAGTTCTTATCTTCTGCCTGCTTGGATGGTGGGACGTAAACCAGATTTAAAAATTATTCAAACAACTCACACAACTGAATTAGCGATCCGCTTTGGACGTAAAGCTAAAACTTTAATTGATAGCCCTGAATACCAATCCGTTTTTAAAACTAGACTTAGAGAGGACAGTCAAGCTGCAGGTAAATGGGAAACAGAACAAGGTGGTGAATATTATGCAGCCGGTGTTGGATCTGCAATCACGGGCCGTGGTGCGGACTTACTGATTATCGATGACCCACACTCTGAGCAAGATGCGTTGAACGCACAAGCACTAGAGAGAGCTTACGAGTGGTATACTTCAGGACCACGTCAACGTTTACAACCAGGTGGTTCTATTGTTGTGGTTATGACAAGATGGAATACAAAAGATCTAACCGGTATGTTAATTAAAGCTCAAAAAGAATTGAAAGCGGATCAATGGGAAGTCATAGAGTTCCCAGCTATCTTACCAAGTAATAAACCTACATGGCCTGAGTATTGGAAGTTAGAAGAATTAGAATCTGTCAAAGCTTCGCTATCCATTGGTAAATGGAATGCACAGTGGATGCAAGATCCAACGGCAGAAGAAGGATCAATCATAAAACGAGAATGGTGGAACGTTTGGGACAAAGGTTATGTACCTAAACTTCAACACGTTATTCAATCTTACGATACCGCGTTCCTTAAAAAAGAAACCGCTGACTATTCTGCGATTACAACGTGGGGCGTCTTTTATCCAAACGAGGACAGCGGACCGAATCTAATTCTACTTGATGCCCACAAAGAACGACTAGAGTTTCCAGATCTTAAGAAGGTAGCTTATGATCAGTGGAAGTATTGGAACCCTGATACAGTCATCATAGAAGGTAAAGCATCTGGATTACCTTTAACTTATGAATTGCGTAAGATGGGGATACCTGTTATAAATTACACACCTAGCAAAGGAAATGATAAACATGCTAGAGTAAACGCCGTTGCCCCGTTATTTGAGTCAGGGCAAATCTGGGCGCCTGATGATAAATTTGCAGAAGAAGTGATTGAAGAGTGTGCAGCGTTTCCATATGGAGACAATGACGATTTAGTCGATAGTATGACTCAAGCTGTGATGCGATTTAGACAAGGGGGTTTTATAGGGCATCCAGAAGACGAAAAAGATAAAGCGCAAACTAAAAAAGAATACAATTATTACTAATGGGATATTTACAAGCATTAAATTTATTAGTTAGAGCATACAAAGCAGCTAGAGGTGTTATGCCTAAAGGTCTTGATCTTTTAAAAATAAAAATGAAAGCAAGACGAAAAGCTATTGACTCTCAAAAAGTTGTAGAGTTTCCAAAAGATAGAATTACAGATCCATTCAAACCTAGAAATCAAATTGCAGGATCTAAACGAGAGAAAGGTCTTGAGATTGCAAAAGATAGAATGAAAAGATTAAAAGAAACAGAAGCAGAAACAATAGCTAGGATGAATAGACAAAACAAAGAAGCTGCACAAAGAATAAGAGATAAAAAGAAACCAAAGGAAGATAAAGCAGAAGGTGGTATTACAGGTGCAATTAAAAAAATTAAAAGAAGATTTGGTAAGAAGTCCATAACAACAGGTGATAAAATTAAGAGACCTGGTAACAGACAACTCTTTGATGATTTTAAAAAAAGAAATAAATTTAACGTTGGAGGTATGGCAAACCTAAGTCAAACTTATGATAACAATCCAACACTTCAAGCACAGTTTCCAAACAAACAAGATTACTTAGATCTGTTTAGTAGTACAACTACGACAACACCACAAACACAAACTTACGCACAGATGACACAACAACAACCAGCAGCCGGTATTCCTGCTGTAAAACCTATTGTGCCTATCATACCGCCGCAAGGAGATGGTGGAGATGGTGGTGGAGGAATAACTAGAACGGGTTATGGTTATCGTGGTCCAAGTATGACAATAGACGATATTGAAGAAGGAACGATTACTCCAGAAGAAGAAAGATTTGCAACAGGACAATCTTTAAGAAGTCTCGCAGAAAAAACTTTATTAGGTAATTTATTTTTTAAAACCAAAGATGCTGCATCTGATAAAGCTAGAGAAATAGCAGATAAAGTAAGAGCAGAAGAAATAGCTAAAGCCGAAGCTTTAAGATCTTTACAAGAAGCAATAGCAAGGAATCAAGCTAGGGCTAGCCAACAAGATTGGTCAGGGGCGTCAAGTGATTATACTGGTGGTTTTGATCCATCTACAGGGAACTATGATGACCCTTATAGTCCAGGCGATACAGAATAATGTTAGAATTTGAATCTATAATTGAAAGATTAAGAAAAGGTTATAAACCTGGTGGTCTTGTTAAAAAAAGAAACAGAGTTAAAAAATTATTTCCAAATAAAAAATTAGATTTTAAAAAATATCCTACTTATGGAATGTCTAAAAAAGATCCTGATTATGATAAAGCAAGATACGATCCAGAGGCTAGAAAAAAAAGAACAGCAAAAGAAAGAAAAAATCCAAAGTTAAGAGAAAGAAAAAGATTAAGAGCTTTAAATTATTACGCTAGAGAAAAAGAAAATATCTTAAAGAGAGCTTTTGATAGGTATCGTAGCGATACACCTGTTGGTAAAACAGGCAAAACTTTAAAACAATTAACTAAAGAAAAAAATTTAAAACAAATTAATAAGATTTTAAAAGAAAAAGGAGTCTTTCCTACAGGATTTGGAAAAGAGAATAAAGCTCTATCTGTTTGGCATGACCTATATAGGTCTTCACAAATACCAGGCCAACAAAGATTTATTCTTCAAGAAAAATTTATAAAAAATCTTCCAATAAATAAACAAGGTAATAAGTCATGGGCTTTGAATAATTACTACAAAAAAATAAAATTTATAGATACCAAAACAGGAGAAATAATAAAATTAGATGACACTATTAAAGGTAAAGGTAAAACTTTAAAACAATATTTAAATACAACTATTGCAAAAGAAGTTGGATCAAAAAACGTTTATCAACAAGCAATTGATGGTTATAAATTAAAAGATAAAATAAGAGATGTTCCAATTAAATACAAAGGAAAAATAGAAAGAGTCGGAACAATATTTGCAAAAACTGCTACAGATAGAAGTGGTAATTTAGTTAAAAGTGCTTTTGAGGTTCATCACCCTTATGGTATTAAAAATAATTGGTGGAACAATCAAGTAGCTTTAAGAGATGCAAATCGTAATTTAAATTATATTAATAACAGATTAGAAAGAGCTTATAAAAAAGCTACTAATCAAGCACAAAAAAATAAAATTTTAAAACAATTTGGAAAAGAAGTAGACAAACAACCAGGTGGTATAAGTTTATTTTTTGAAGGAAAACGGGTAGGTACAAGAACACCCACACCACAAACTATTTTAAAAGAGGGAGCAAAGTTTTATAAAAATCCTGCTTTAATAAAAGCTATAAAAGCGGCAGGTAAATTAATTAAACCACTTGGAATAGTAACAGGTATTGCAGCTGTAAACACTGCTGTAAAAGCAGGCGAAAGAAATCCTTTTGATTTAGCAGGAGCATATGTAACTGCTGATCCTGAAGTAGCTACTACAGCAAGAAGAATACGACAAGAGCCAGAATTTAGAAAAGAATACATGGCTGGCTTACCTCAGATACAGCCAGAAGGCTTTGAGCTATTTGAACAAGAAGACTTTACTTCTGTGCCTAGTGGAGGTATAACTTCAGTCAAAGGTGTAATTTAATAATAGGATAGAGGATATGGTAGATAGTATAGATAAGTCATTACCCAACACAGTTGAAGAAATCAAAGACGAAGAGTTCAAAGAAAAAGAAGTAGCCGTACCTGGCGAAGAAGTTATTACGACTGACACAAGCGAAGTTGTAATGGATGAGGCAGGTGGAGCTGAAGTTACTTTTGATCCAACAACGGTCCCTGGTCGACAATCAGAAGGACACTTTGCAAATTTAGCTGAGGATATGTCAGACACAGAGTTACAATCTTTGGGTCAAACACTTTACGATCAATACACAGAATACAAAGAATCAAGAGGAGACTGGGAACAGTCTTACAGAGAAGGTTTAGAATTACTAGGTTTCAAATACGAAAGAAGAACAGAACCATTTAAAGGAGCATCAGGTGTTAATCACCCAGTGCTAGCAGAGGCTGTTACACAATTTCAAGCTACAGCTTACAAAGAATTATTACCAAGTGATGGTCCAGTTCGAACACAAATTTTAGGTGATGTAACAATCGCTAAAGAAGAACAATCAAAACGTGTTAGAGATTTTATGAATTATCAACTCATGGATCAGATGAAAGAGTATGAACCAGAGTTTGATCAAATGCTTTTCTATCTACCCCTCAGCGGCTCTACATTTAAAAAAGTTTATTACGATGAACTTTTAGGTAGAGCCGTATCAAAATTCGTACCGGCAGAAGATTTAATTGTTCCGTACTCAGCTACCTCATTAGATGATACTGACGCAATTGTTCATGTAATCAAAATGTCTGGTAACGAATTGAGAAAACAACAGGTCGCTGGATTTTACAGAGATGTAAAATTAAGCGATCCGCCTGTTACAGAAAACCAAGTCGATGAAAAAAAATTACAACTAGAAGGTATTTCAAAAGATGATCAACAAGATCAATACACACTTTATGAAATGCACACAAATTTAGATTTAGTAGGCTATGAAGATACAGATGAGAATGGTATGCCAACAGGAATTAAATTACCATACATCATAACTTTTGCTGATGATAATCAAACAATATTATCTATTAGAAGAAACTTTAAACTAGATGACCCATTAAAGAAAAAAATAAGTTACTTTGTGCAATTTAAATTTTTACCTGGTACAGGTTTTTATGGTTTTGGTTTAATTCACATGATTGGTGGTTTAACTAGAACTGCTACAGCTGCGTTAAGACAATTACTTGATGCAGGAACTTTAGCAAACTTACCAGCAGGATTTAAAACAAGAGGACTAAGAATTAGAGATGATGCACAACCTTTACAACCAGGAGAGTTTAGAGATGTTGATGCACCTGGTGGTAACATCAGAGATCAGTTTATGCAACTACCTTTCAAAGGACCAGATGCAACTTTACTTCAGTTGATGGGTATTGTTGTACAAGCAGGACAAAGATTTGCATCAATTGCTGACTCACAAGTTGGAGACATGAACCAACAAGCTGCAGTTGGAACTACAGTTGCATTACTTGAAAGAGGTTCAAGAGTTATGTCTGCAATACACAAAAGATTGTATGTTGGATTAAAACAAGAGTTTAAATTATTATCAGAAGTATTTAAAACTTATCTACCAGCAGAGTATCCATACGATGTTCCTGGTGCTACAAGAAATGTTAAGGTACAAGATTTTGATGATAGAATAGATATTTTACCTGTAGCTGATCCAAATATATTTTCACAGACACAAAGAATATCTATGGCACAAACACAATTACAATTAGCACAAACAAATCCTGCCATGCATGATTTGTATCAAGCATATAGATCTATGTATGACGCATTAGGTGTAAAAAATGTTAACGCAATTTTACCTCCGCCTGCAACTCCTACACCTTTAGATCCTTCATTAGAAGAAATTGCTGCAATGGGTGCAAAACCTTTTCAAGCTTTCCCTGGTCAAGACCACAAAGCACATATTGATTCACATTTAAACTTTATGAAATCAAATATGATACAAAATTCACCATCAGTAATGGCTGCATTACAAAAAAATATTCTTGAGAGAATTAGTTTAATGGCACAAGAGCAAATTCAACTAGAATTTTCTGAAGAATTAATGCAAGCACAACAAATGCAGGCTATTTTAAAACTAAATCCACAAAATCCACAGCTCATTGCACAAGCACAAGCGTTAACAATGAAAATTAACGCAAGAAAAGCACAACTGATTGCTGAAATGACTAAAGATTACATGGATGAAGAGCAAAAAATTATGGGTGAGTACAGTGGTGACCCATTAATTAAGCTAAAAGCAAGAGAAGTTGACTTAAGAGCTAAAGAAAATGAAAGAAAAGGTGAAGAAGCACAAGAAAGACTTGATCTTGACACTGCAAAAGCTCTTATGAACCAAGAAACTCAAGATGAAAAGCTTGCACAAAACGAAAAACTAGCAAAATTAAGAGCAAGTGTCTCATTGGCTAAACAAGGCATGGCTGATAAGAGCAAAATTCACGATTTTGGTAGAAACTTTGGTAAAAAATAGTTATAATTAAACAAATAAGGAGATTAAAATGACTAAAGATTATTTAAGAGGTCAAGGATACGTCAAAGCACCTAAAATTGAGAACGAATTAGGTGTTGGTAAAGATGGATTACAACAAGGTGGTATACCTGTTGAAATGACTGACCCAGATAAATCTCAAGTGGTTGATGTTAGAGGTACAAAACGTATGAGACCTGACAAAAAACCAGTTAAAGCTACTTGGTACTAATATGGCTTGGTTCAGTTTAGCAAAAATTGCTATGCAAGCTGGCGCAAAGATTTATTCTAACCGTCAGAAAACTAAAATGGCAATGTCTGATGCACAATTAATGCATGCAGAAAAAATGGCCCGAGGTGAAGAAGCTTACCAAGGCAAACTTCTTGAGGCTAGGCAATCGGACTGGAAAGACGAATTTGTATTGATAATTTTGTCGGCTCCGATTATAGTATTAGCTTGGGCAGTCCTAAGTGACGACCCGGCAGCGATGGAGAAGGTGAAGTTATTCTTCGAGTACTTCTCAACACTACCGTCATGGTTTACAAATTTGTGGATCCTTGTCGTGGCGAGTATTTTTGGTATTAAGGGAACACAAATATTTAGAAACGGAGGAAAAAAATAATGGCAAACCCTAGATTTAATAAACAAGTTGCACAACCTAGAGTCGCTAGAAAAGGCGGTGGTATGGGTGGCAGAACTGGCGAGATGATGTACTCAAGAGGATACGGTATGGGTATGAAATCTAAAAGAAAACCTACTGAACTTATGGACAGAGGCGCAATGAAAAAAGGCGGCAAAGTTGGTAAGAAGAAACAAGGTTACAAAGCTAGAAAAGATGAATCTATTGCTATGAGAATTAAGAAGAAAAGAACTGCTAAACAATTAAAAGCTAGCAGAGATGAGTCTTACGGAAAATTCGGTAGCAAGATGAAGAAAAAAGGCAAAATCAATAGATAATGCCTCTTACACCTAAAGGTAAGAAAATCATGAAGTCTATGAGAAAGACTTATGGTAGTAAAAAAGCTGAACAAGTTTTTTATGCATCTAAGAACAAAGGTAAAATAAAAAACGTGGATAAGAAAAGGAAAAAATAATGCAAAGAAAAATAGGTATACAATTAAGAGGTTCAGGAAGAGCACTTAAACCAAGCGGTCCAGGTGTTTTAAGACCCAAACCACAAGATAGGTATGGTCAACCTTTTAAGCCAAAACCAATTAGACCTGGTAAAAAAGATGGCGGTATTATGGATAGAGCAAGAAAACCAAGAGAAAAATTTGGAGCAAAAAAACCTGATAAAAGACCAACTCCTGATCCAAGACAAGAAGGTCCAAGAAAAAAATTAAAACCAGTGAGACCTGATCAAAAAGGTTTACAAAGTTTACCTAAACCTGTCAGAAATAAAATGGGCTACATGAAAGATGGTGGCAAAGTTAAAAAATTTCCTGACTTATCTGGCGATGGTAAAGTAACTAAAAAAGATGTTTTAATGGGTAGAGGTGTAATTCCTAAAAAAAATAAATCTATTAAAGAAAAAATAACACCAAAGACAAAAATGGATAGATTAAAACAACTTAAAAAAGAGTTAAACTAATGGCAGGTAGAGGACTATACGCAAACATACATGCTAAAAGAAAACGTGGTGGAAGAATGAGAAAAAAAGGTGCAAAGGGTGCACCAACAGCAGCTAACTTTGCAAGAGCAAAACAAACAGCGAGAAAAAGATAATGACTAAACTATGTCCAAGGGGTAAAGCAGCAGCAAAAAGAAAATTTGCGGTATACCCTAGCGCCTATGCTAATGCCTATGCATCTAAAATTTGTGCAGGTAAAATTAAAGACCCATCTGGTAAAAAAAGAAAAGATTTCAAAGGACCTAAACCAGCAGGTAAAGCTAAAGGTGGTAGAGTAACTTATAAAAGTGGAGGTCTTGCTAAAAAAGGTAGAGGTTGCGAGATTAGGTAATGGGTGGTTTAAAAGAGTGGTTTAAACAAGATTGGGTCGATATAGGAGCCAAGAAGAAAGGCGGGGGTTTTAAAAAATGTGGAAGAAAATCTGCAAGTGGTTCAAAAAGAAAATATCCAAAGTGCGTGCCTGCTGCCAAAGCAGCAAGGATGACAGACTCTCAGAGGAGGAGTGCCGTTGCAAGGAAAAGAAGTAAGGCACAAGGTGTTGGTGGTAAACCAACTAACGTAAGAACATTCGCAAAAAGAAAAAGCATGGGCATGGGAGGTTTAGTATGAGACGAGAAAGAAAACCTATGCCAGCTAGAAATAAAAAAAACTTTAGACCTACAAAGTCTGGAGCAGGCATGACAAGAGCCGGTGTCAAAGCTTATAGAAGAATGAATCCCGGTTCTAAATTAAAAACAGCCGTGACTGGAAAAGTGAAGCCAGGATCAAAAGCTGCCAAACGCAGAAAATCATACTGCGCAAGATCACTAGGGCAACTTAAAAGAGCATCAGCAAAAACAAGAAATGATCCAAATTCCAGAATCCGTCAGGCTAGACGGAGATGGAAGTGCTAGTTCATAAAATATCTCTAACAAAATTTATTAAAGACTATAAAACACAATTAATTAACGAATGTGTTGATCAAAGAAAATTTTTAGAAAACAGCGGAAACTTTAAATTAAAAACAAATCTTATAGATAAACTATATCATCTATTTATTATTTGCTCAGAAAAATGTTTAAATAAATTTACATTAAAAGATAAAAATTTTGAAGTGTGGTGTTGTATAACAGATAATAAATTTAATCTTGCTGATTGGCATAATCATAAAGACACTGCAACTATAAATGGTGTAATATATTTAGATACACAAGGCAAAGGTATAGATTTTAGATATGAAGGAAGAGAAGCACACATTAAACCTCAAAACGATGATATATTAATATTTCCTGGTTCGGTAGATCA